AGGACCATCTACAAGTCTTTCTATATCTCTATGTAAAAGAGGTTTCTCGGAATGTCTGCGTCTTTCTGACACAACCAATTGTGCCACATCTTTTTTGATTCGTTTTGGTCTTCCTTTTGTTGCAAGTAAACACATTTCAGGATTACCTCTTGTCCAATAGCCTAGACCTGTAAAAAATCCCATAGTATTTTTATTTGTTTTTGCCCATGTAAAACCAACTGTTTTATATTGAAATCCCCATGCTTCAATTACATCAAACGCTAAGTCTAACATAGGGTCGATAACCCACATTAATAACACAGAGTTGTCAGCAGATATATCTTTTACAGGTAAATCGCATATGTCTTTTAGTTCCATGCAATTATAATGTTGATTAGGATTTCTGCCTTCGCCCTTTTTAGACCTTGATTTAAAATACCAAGGTGGGTCTGCATATATTAAACCGTATTTTTTATTTGGGAAATTAACCAAAGAAAGCCTCCAGACTTGCTTGTGGTTCTGCCTTCCACCCTATTGCGTCAAGAATAAATCTCATAGGGTCAAGGAAAGTCTTTTCAAATTGTATGTCATAGTCAACATATTGTTGTAATTTAAATTCTTCAGGCAATGTGGTAATATAACTTATCACATCAAACTTAAATGGATTTGCCTGTTTTAGTTTAATAAATTTAATCTTGTCGCCTTCTTGTATTAAAGGATATTTGTTTTGTAAACCAAGTTTGTGTATTTGATAATTATATATCAATGCACCTTTTACATGTATCGGTGTGCCTTTGATAAAGATGTTTGCACTATCACGATACTTTTTAAGATTGTTACAAGACCTAGGAAAAGCAATCTGTTCGGCCTTCATATCAAAAAATTCTTTCTTGAAATCTGCAACTAGTTTATGTAAATCTTTTTCTTCTTTACCCATGATAACTTTGATTGCCTCTTTAATCTTTACACGACAAACACCAGGTGTAGATGATTTAACTGCCTCGATACCCATAAGTTTTAGTTTAGGTTCTGCAAGTCTAACACCCTCTTCATCAATCACATTTAACATATATCTTTTCTTTGCAACCCATATACCTTTGTTTGCGATAACTTCTCGTTTCATAACCATGGCATTTTTAAATGCGTTAGAATAATCTGCTAACTCATCAAAACATTTTTCAATATATGGTTCTAACTTTTGTTCACATACTTTATTTAAGAAGTCTGTAATTTGCTCATTTGTTTTACCTTGACAGGTTTTTTCTACAAGTTTACCAAATCGAACATAGATACTATCAGTATCAGACGCAACAATGTAATCATGTTGGTCTTTTGTTTGTAAAATACCGTTTAGATATTCATTCACTTTCTTTTCAATAAAACGAATAATAAACTGACCAGCCGTTGTAATACCACTTGCCTGTCGTACATCATAATATCTAAAGTATTGATTGCCTACTGCACCATAAGCTGAGTTTAATGCAATCTTTTTTGACCATTGAATATTATGGCACCTTGCAATCTCTTTGACAAGTTTAGGGTCTTTTGTTTTTTCGTATTCTTTTTTTGCCTTAATCATTCGTTTCTTAAATACAACTCTTTCATTGTACATCTTTTCCATCATCTCAGGTAAGAAACCTTGACTATCGTTTTTGAATTTTGCACCGTTAGGTGTTAAACATGCACCCTCAGTTTTAAGATAATTAAGTGGTACTTTCATGTCAATCATTTTATTAACATTGACACCATGACTACTTTCACCTAGTATTTTTTCTGGCGAAATATTATATTGAATAATAATATGTGGATATAGAGAGTTAATATCAAATGAAACAATCCAGTCATGGCCACCTAGTATTGGTTCTTTTACATAAGCGCCTTCGTATTTTGTTTCTTTACTGTTCTCTTCTCTTGGTGGTACTGCAATATTCTTTTGCATTAAATGGTTTGCAATCAAAGTGTCCCACACTCTAACTTGTGAAAATATATCATCATAATTTACTTTTGAATCATATGCAACTGTAAGTGACAAGTCAATAAGACCTAGTTTATCTTCCAATGCGTCAACGATTTCAACATCTTGAATATTGTAATCTACAAATGATTGAAAGTCTTTGGTGTACCAATCTTTAAATGTATCAAAGCCTGCGTCATCTTTACCACGACCAAGTTCTAGTTCACCAATGAAGTCTAGTTTATAACTTTCTTGTCTTGTTGGTATAAACCACTTATATAAGTCAAGGTAATCTAACATGGCAATACCATATAGATTGTAAACAGTTTGTGGTCTACCTCTTACATTAATCTCTTCTCTATTCGCCATATTCCAAGGCGACATTCTGTTTGCAACTTTATCACCTGCAATCAGTTTAATTCTATTCATCAAATAAGGTAAGTCAAAAAACTTGGTGTTCCAGCCTGTGATAACATCTGGATGATTTTTAATCCAGAATTTCATAAACTCAAACATCAATTGTTTTTCATCTTTACATTGCACATAGGTAACATCTGTACGGTCAGTTATAAACTTACCGACACCCCATGTAATAATTTGTTTGTTAGATTGATTTTTAACTGTGATACACAATAATTCTTCAATAGGATTTTCTACATCAGGAAAACCATTTTCACAAGTTGTTTCAATATCAAGTGTAAAGATTTTAATGTGTTCTTTATCCCATTCAATATCTGTAGGATATTCTTGACCAATATATTGATAGTGATATCTTTCAAGACCATAGATAGGAGAGTTTTGTGTCGCCACATCTCTACGAAATCTACGAGCTGCATTGATATTGGTAAACTCAATCGGTTTTAAAAACTGACCTTGTAGTGTTTTATATTGTGAGTGTTCTTGTGTTAGGGCGTAGAGAGTAGGACCAAAGTCTATCTTTTCTTTGTAGTCTTTACCATTTAAAACACCACGAATAAGAAGTTTACCTTTATGTTCAATTACATTTTTATAGAAGTTCATTTTTTATCAATTTCACCGTTACATCATTTAAACTATCATCTAATTGTATCTGGCAGGCCAATCTTGACTTACCTTCAACATAATTCTTTTCGTACTCTAAGAGGTCTTGTTCTAAAGAGTTTTCTTTTATCTTTAACTTATCACACCATACATCATCTACATGAATATGGCAAGTACCACATGCTTGACAACCACCACAATCGGCAGGTATCTCTGGTAAATCCAATTCTTTGGCTGCCTCCATGAGAGTATAGCCAGCTGGCATATCTACCGAAAGTTTTTCGGTATCTCTTATAAAATTAACTTTTACCATTAACCAGGTAAATTAGTTTCTGTTATAAGTCCTTTATTTGGTGTGAGTATCTTACTTGTGTTTTGTTCGTAAGAGGCTTTGATTTCATCTTTAGGTTCGGTAATAAAAACCACTTTGTCTTTTGCTACCTCGACTTTATCACCCTTCCCAAACGCATTGTATAAACTCATCATCAACTGAACCGGTTTACCAGGTCCTAATTGTTGAGGAATAATTACAAAAGGTTTTTCTAAGGTAACATAGTCTGCACCTCTATCAACTTTGGCAATTACATCTTCACCTGTTGATAGTCTTATCACTTTCACTTCACTCATATTTTCTCCTTAATCTAAACTATATTTAGTTGTTATCACATATTTTCTTTGTGGGTTTACCATAACATTTAGTCGTTTCATAAATGCTCTGTCAAGTAAGATAGGTGTTCTATCTTCTCTATCATCTATGGTAAATTCTACATCTTTATAAAAGCCACCAGCAAAACTTACATCAAGTTTGACCACATATCTGGTTTCTTCATAATCTCTTAAACCACCTACAGAGATTTCTTCTTTACGGACAATATCACTTGTAATAGTTTTATTTAATAAAGTCCATGTAATCTTGTTACCATTAATTTTAAATTTGTCTGCATGTATAACTGGCATGCCTGAATTACCCGTATCAAATTTTGATACTATATCGCCAAAAGGTTTAATGGTTAAAATTTCTTTAAAACCACATTCTGTCGGTACGGTATATCTGTTTTCTCCATCTGCAAAATGTGTAATAACTTCTTTTGCAATGTTCATACCTGTGGCCTTTTCAATACCCTCAGTACCAGGTGATGAGTTTACTTCAAGAAAATAAGGTGGTTCTTTTTCTCTATTTTTACTAGGTATAAAATCAACAGCAGTCCAATAACCACCAACTGCTTTAGCAGCCTTTAAAGTCTCTTCTATTTCTAATTCTGTTAATTTGATATTTTCTGGTTCTGAACCTTGCGAAACATTTGACCTGAAATCTCCTTCAATAACTGGTCGTTTCATAGACGCTAATACTTTACCACCTAATACATGAGCTCTTACATCATAATCTGTTTTAATATATTCTTGTACTAATAAATCTGCGTCTTCATCTTGTTTATTAACTAATTGTACTATAGAATCTAAACCTTTTTCACTATCAATAAACAATACACCAACACCTTTACTGCCTCGTAAGGTTTTCATAATCAAAGGAAATTTAATGTCTGCGTCAGCAACTTGTTCATTTGATTTTTCGGGGTCGTTAATTAGTTTTGTTTTAGGTTGTGTCAAACCATAATCAGCAAGTCTTAATGCTGTTCTATATTTGTCTGCACATATATTAATTGTAGTTCTAGGATTTACTAATGTTGCATTAGCTCTTTCTAAAATAGAAACAAAATCCATCCAACTATCTTTTCGTGTAATAGAACCACGAACAATAGCAACGGTCATAGCGCCAACTTCAAAACCTTTTTTGTCGTCTTTGTTATGAAATCTACGAACACCGTCCTCAAAAGTGGTATAACCACCTGTTAATTTAAATAGATAAAACGGATAGTTTAACTTCTTACATTCTTCTTGAAGTCTATCAGCAGTATGAAATTCTTTTGCATTATCTGGCTCATCTGTAATAATGAGCAGACGCAAAAATCTTTTACTGCCTGTAGCTTCTTCTAAGTAATTTTTAAACGGTTGAACCTGCATTTGCACTATCTTCTGGTTTTTTGCCTATATTATATTTAGCAACTAAGTTCCACTCATTTTTTTCTTTAAATGGTAAAACTTTAATTTGACTTAACGGCGCTTTGTTTTCTACTAATGCTGTATTAACAACATCAATTAAATTCCAGTCTTGTAGTAATAA